CACGTTCATCTTTTCGCCTATTAAGGAGTCCTTTAAGAACCTTACCGCCTGCTAAACAATATTTTAAGAACTCATCAGCAGCACCATCATAGTCACCACGATTATGTTTCTGACGTAGAGTTGACCTTTGTAGCGTTCCTAGTCCTACGTTAAATGCAAAAGAGACCAGAGCGTCAAACCGCCCTTGAGTAATCCCACTAGGGCAATAACGTAATACACCTCGTTCAAAACGCTGCAAATCAGCCGCAAGAATTGCATTGACCTCATCCATTGATAATTTACGATTCCAGCCATCCGGAATTTCCAGATAACTGCGCTCCTCAAACGGAACCTTAGCGTGATTAGGATCAATTACATGACCTACGCCGATCGTCCAGAGTCTAGCAGGACAACGATAAGGCTTTAATCTCACACCTTCGTGATGAGCTATTACTGACCTAGCTGAATCTGATACCTTCATTTTTTGCCAAATGCCTGAGTACCGAACCAGAACGCTATGACAGATGCCCATATCAACTGAGTATCAGAATCCCATACCTCATCGATCATAATCTTGAATGGAACGTTCTGAGTCCATGCATACCAGACACCAGCTATATCGATAGCCACTAGCAGGAAGAATAGACCGTAGGTGACCGTAGGACGCACCATAGCACGAGCATTAATCACCCATTGACTAGCACCCTTACCGATCTCTACATCGTGGTTATAGAGTGCTTTACGCTCGTCTGAGGCTGTCTGTATCTGTATCTGCTCTGTGTGGATTTCCTCAACACGCTCCTGAGCCTGAAAGCCAGCTTTCTGCATCTCTAGCTGCATCTGCATCTGAACCTGAGCCATAGCTAGTTCATGCTTCTTATCAGACTTATCCTGAAAGAAATTAAGCAAACTAGGAAGTCCACCCGATAAGAACGACATAAATGTAGAGAGTAAGGTAAGCATTATTGTCCTTGCATTTCAGTTAACAGTTTTAATCGCAATTCTTTCATCTTGCGTATTTCTTCATTAGCTACAATAGTCGCGTTATTCATATCCATGTACATAACTCCCATTACAGGGAGTGCAATTACGAGCACAATACACAATACCAAGATGGTGATAAGTAGAGTGAACGGTATGTGTGGCTCGTTCTCAGGAGTATCATTAGCCATAGGAACCACAATATTATGAACACTACCGCGATTATTGATGTCATCTGCTCCGCGATTTTTCTTTTTATATTTGCCCGTCGCCATACCGCCGCCTGTTGCTTTAGTAATTCCTGACGTTGAACCTCTGCTCGTTCTGCCTTAACTCTATCCCGCATTACCTCAAACTCTGACCAGATAGCACCTAGTTCTTTCGGAGCCTGATACACCATCATTTCACGTAGTTCAGTCTCTAGCCGAATCATTTCCTTCTGAGCCAATATACGATTAAACGCTTCTTGGTTTACCGATAGCTCAGGATCACGAACCTTCTTAGTCTTTAATTCTTCCTCGTGTACGTGTTTCTCAAGCTGCTCATGCGCTTTGAAAAATCCGCCCAAATGACTACTAATGTCAGCAACCACATCTTTGGCTTTACCGTATGCGTCAACCAACTCCATACCATCAGCCTTAGCCTGTTGATACAGTTCACAGCCTTGTTTGATTGCACTTGCAGCCAGTTTTGCAGCAGCAAGAATTGTAAGTGGGTCCACATTACTTAGGTAGTTGACCGTTACCAGCTAACCAGATCATTAGACCTAGCGCACCAGCACCCACTATCCAGAATATCTTCTTTACAACTGACCGACCTACTTCTTCATAGATACGCTTAAATGCTACCTCTGCAGCACGTTCAGCAATATGGTCAATCTGCTCGTCAGTAAGTTGTATTTTGTCCATGTTAGGCTTTCATGATGTAGCAAAGAGCGTAGTACGGAGGCAAGTTAGCGTTAGTACCTGACGAACCAGTAGATTGAATAGAAATTCCTGTATTAGCGTTTTCTGTTGGTGATAAGTTTCTTGATGTCGAGTATCCAGTAGCCGCAGAAATTGGAGCACCACCATTATCAGTACCTGCTTGCGCTGAACCTAACTTCTGTAATCCGTGATTGTGACCAGAATCACTAACAGAGTGAGTATGGCTAACTGTAATAGCATCAGCAGAACCACCAGTAGCACCCACGCCATAAGTAGAACCTGCTCCTACTATAAAACGATTACGAAGGTCTGGAGTTGAGTTAGAGCCATTACATAAGTACCAGCCACTAGGAATAGCAGAAGAAGAACCAGACCATATAATGATGCCACCACTAGGAATACCAGCAGATATAGCTGTAGCCACGTAAGCAGTCGTAGCTACCTTCGTAGAGTTATCGTTTGCCGATTGAGTCGTAGCCGTAGCTGATGCGCCTAACGCCACAGTCGAGCTAAATACAGCAGCACCAGTACAAGTAAACGCACCACCTACGACAAAGCCATCAGCGTCTGTGCCTGTTTGCTGATCTTTAAGCTGTGCCATTAATTCCCGAATAGCGTTATTAATTCCGCTTGGGGCACACCCTTCCGAAATGTTAATACCGCCAATATCCGTGTTATTGGATGCTGTAGCACTGTATTCAGAAATTTTGTTCTTTGCCATGTTATTCCTCTATAGCTAATATTCCAGCACCAGACAACAATTGTGCCATTCCAGCCCACCGTTTAGCTGATGTTGGTGACATTTTCTTTAACTCTTTAAGCCGTGAAATACCGTCAGGACTTGTGATTATGTCTGCGATATTTGCTGCATTAGCTGAAGCATCTTTTCTAGTAGCCCAGTCTGCAATCATCTTGCCATATTGTAGTGGCTGTAAAGCAGCACCAGTAGCCCTAGCCACACCAGTCGTAATGCTAGTAACCGGAGGATTCTTCATTAGTTCTTCAGTAATTAGCTGATTAAATGCAGTATCAGAGCCTAGCTTTTTAACTCTACCAGCAGCCTCTAATACATCAGCTAAATCACGCAATGCTTGAAACTGAGCAGGAGGCAATGCAGCTTGCATAGCTTTCATTTGCTTAGGATCACCCATAATGACATTCTGCCAAGTGTTGCCTGTATCAAACTTAGCACCTTGCTGAGTCTTTGAAGGCTTCTTAGCTAATGTCCATTGCTCCTCTAGGAAAGCTCTAGTAACAGCATTCCATGCTTCCTCACCACCACCTGCAATAATCTGCTTCTTAGCGTACTTAATAACTTCAGGACTAGGATTCTGGAATATTCTATTAGCAAAGTTTTTAAGATTATCTGGAGCCATTTTGATTAATGATGAACCAGTAATACGCTCATCAAACTCATTTAAAGGCTGTGATAGTCTTTCAAACTGTCTATTAGCAGCAGTATAAGCAGGATTATTCTCACCCATCTGCCTCAATAAATTCTCTTGAATGCCTGTAAGTTGTCCTTGAATAGTTTTATCTAAAGCACCAAATGCCTCATCTTTAAACATTGAATCAATTTCAAACTTAGCATTTTGCAAGTTAGGAAGTCGATCTTCTGCTCTAAATGTATTTAACACGTTGCCTTCAGCATCAATCTCAGGACGCTGCAGTAAGTCTCTAACTCTCCGCAAGTAACGAGAAGCCGTACCAGTAGGAGGCTGAGTTCTCATCATATTGTCAATTTGATCTAATACTGGCTGAGTATTTACTGGTACAGATTCTTCAAAAGCGGCTCTATAAATAGGAGCAGCAGCATCACTTCTAGCTCTAACTAAATTCTCTCTCTGAACCTCAAGAGCTTGCATACCTCGATTACCAGCAACATATTGATCTTCTACTTTAGATAGATTGCTTAAATAATCATCTACTGCACTTTGCACCTGAGCTTCACGTTTCTTATAAAAGTCCTGCATCTTTTTAGTAGATTCAGGAATATTACCAACTACTTTCTGCTGTGCAAATAATGAAGCCATATCAGTCAATTCAGCAGGAGTTAAATCAACCCCTACCTTGCCAGCTTTAGCCCTTAATGAAGCAATCGTATTAGGATTAACTTGCGCTATATCCTTAGCCAATCTACGCTCTACCATTGCTTGACGAGCGACAGGAGCTAATTCAGCAGTACCAGACAATAGACCAGCTAAACCTATTTGATAAGGGTCAATTTCCTGACCACTTAATGCTTGCGCTAGTTTCTGTCTAGCAAAATTACTTGCAGCAGATACACCGCCAACAGTTGTAGCAACTAACGCTGGATTAGTTAAAGCAAGAGGAGCTAAATAAACACCAGCAGCTATATCAGGAGCCAATTCAAGTACGTCAGGAGTGTAATAAGCAGCCTTAGCACCTGCACCTACTACCTCTTTATAGAACTTACCATCGTCTGCCTGATACGCTATATCGCCATCAATAACTGTGTATCGTCTAGGAGATATGCCACGTTGTTTAGCAAAGAAATTAATAGCAGATTGCTTATCAGTAGGAACACCACCACCTAAAGCAGTAAGCGCAGATGCAGCCATAGAAGGCTCGGAAATAGCTACAGGAGGCTTTTCTATAGGTGGATATACACCACTACCTACCATTGGCTTACCACCAACTAGGTTAGATGCAAAATCAAATTGCTGAGGCTCGCTAACTGTCTGTTGTTTATTAGACATTAATGCGCCAGCATAATCAAAATCAGCCATGATTACCCTTAGAAGTTAATGCCAAATTCAGCAGCTAATTGTCTGTTAATAGTTGTAAGATCAGCAGGTTTTTTAGGATCAAGATTATATTGTTTTGCTATTTCTGCACCACGATTATTAATAATGTTAGGCATCTTATCCAATGGAGTATTTTCCCATTTCAAGCCTTTATTAATGGAATAATTTTTACGAGCAATAGCGTATTTAACTTGTGCTACTCCATTATCAAGTTTTGACTGGAACTGAGTAGGGCTATCTCCATCAAATATACCTGTACCAGCATTAGGCAATGTAGACGTAATTCGCTCTGCTTCTTGTACACCCATAGCAGCACCAGTTAAATCTTTAATTGTTTGATTTAAATTCTGAGTAGTGTTTTGTTTATATTTTGAATAATTAGATAATTGTGCTTGTTCTTCTGGCTTTAAATTACCAAACTTATCCTTTAATGCTGACCATTCTTGAGCACCTTTAAATTTAAATGTCTGATATTCAGGACGGTAAGACGATTGAATACTATTTAATCGAGTAATAGCATTACCAGCAGCTAAAGTTTCTTCTTCTAGCTTACCTTTTGTACCCTTACTTAGTTCACCAGTATTAACAGTTACGCTAGTGCTAGGAGTTTTGTCTTTCATAAAGTTCTCATAGGATTTCTTACCTCCTTGAGATTGATAGAACTGAAACTCCTCAATACTTGTAGCTGGCTTTAAATCTTTAGCTGGTGCAGTACCTTGAATTAAATCAATTTTTCCATTAGCATCTATTTGGAACTTTTGACCACCACTTGTAGGTAAACCTAATTGAGTAAGTTCATCTCCTGTAAGCATTCTTGCTTGTGGCTTAGTCTTTGTAGATGAATAAAGAACGTCACCAGTAGGGCTTACTAATGTTCCACCTTCGCTAACAACTGTAGGCTTAACTCGTGCAGCTTCACGCTCTGAAACAATACGGAAAGCACCAGCAGGATTAGTATCAAACTCATCAGCCAAATCAGGATACTTCATCTTCATAGCCTGAACGCCAGCCTGTTGACGCTGCTGAATTCCTAATTGCTGTGCTTGACTATAGTTTTGTAGTCCTTGCTGATATTGCTGATTAGCAGAACCATAACCTGCACCTAAAGCACTTAATATATTCTGAGCAGCAGACCGTCTGCTACCTTGCTTACCCATGCCAGAAACCAATGCAGCAGCAGCACCTAGCAATCCAGAAATATTAGATTGTTTAGATAATGCTTGAGCTTGAGGTGCTCCTAACAATCCTTCATATAATGGGTTTCTTTGACCAAATACATTAGGAATCTCTCTAGGAACCAAACCACTCAAAGTATTCATACTAGGAAGGTAGTCAGTTAAGCCGCTTAAATTAGGCATAGAAACTCTATTCGCAGCAGGAGCTTGATCTTGTGGAGCTGTTGAAAATCGCTGCTCTCCAAGCATTTGTGATATTGGGTCTGACATTCGCTGTTGTGCGTATGCTTTTGCTATTGGGTCTACATAACTTGATGGACTAATGTAATCAAGAGGCGTTTTCCTTTGAGGTAATTCACTTGGATAACCTTGATTAAACAATTGACGTACTTGTTCTGGACTTAATTGATCAATCATTTCATTATAAGTAGCCATATATCACCCCAATAACGAAATTTGTGGTGTTCGGATAACTGACTGATTCTGCGGATTCAATAGACTCATGTAATCTATTGGCTGAATCTGACTGCGTTGAATCTGACCTACTGGAGCCATTTGCATTTGTTGATCGCCTCCACCAAATGCTTGGTTAGCTTGGTTAAATACGCTTAAACCTTGATTAGCCTGAGACAACATCCCACCTTGACCAAACAAGGCTGGTAATGAGCTACCAGTAGTTAAGCCATTAGTTAACGCACCTGTAATCGTAGGAGCAGCAGCCACTCCACTATATCCACTTACTAGTCCACCAAGACTAGCAAGAGTAGGAATAGAAGCAGCCGTAGCAGCACCAGCCGCAGGCATAAGCGAAGAAGCAACTGCACCAGCTGTAATAGGATCAGCCATTATTTACCCCCTTGTGGTGTCGCTTGCTGTACCGTAGTGGAACCCTGCGGAACGCTAGAGAATAGGTTAGCAAACTGACTTAATTTAGCTTGTGGTAGGTTTTGCTGGAAGTTAAAGCGATTTATTTGATCTTGCAATTCAGCAGCACTCTGAGCCTCTCTAGCACCACCAACGCTAAGTAATCGCTGTATGTCAGCATAGTCCTGAGCAGCCATTTGAGGAGCCGCACCAACAGCAGCCATTTGACGAGCACGTTCAGCTTCAGCCGAGTTATAAGCCAACTGACCGCCTTGTTCCGCTAATGCACGAGCAAAGATGTCTTGAGCCTGACCTGTTTGCTGACCTTGAGCAGCAGAGCCATAACGCCCCATTGACGATGCACCTGACTGTAGTTTCTGAATGTTACGCAGATAATCCTCACCAGCTAGACGATTCGTCTGCTCTAAAGCACCCGCTAGGAATGGATTAACGCCTCGTCCTTGAATCGTTGCTAATGTCTCAGCCTGTGCTGCCTGAGTAAGCGGAGAACCTGCCATAGCTCGCTCTTGAGCCATACGCAAGGCTTCCTGAGTCTGAGCCGAAGGAGATACGTAAGTTTGACCGGGGAAGAATGTAGGAGCCTGAGACTCATATAGCCGCTTACCTTCTTCTAAGCCATAAGTAACATACGGCTTGATACTAGGATCAATGCTCGTTGTTGTCGTACTATTTTGAGGACTTCCGCCACCACCCATATTAAACCTCACTAATCCATTGTCGTGGACGGAATCCGTAATCAGCCGCCCTTTTAGCCCAACCCCGCCTATGGCTAGAAAATGTTATGTATTTAACCTTAGCTTCAGCAGC